TATATTATCCGACACTTTAACTGTTCGAAATACACGCTAGACAATATTCGATTGATGTATACGGATATAAAGTATGATAAGCGCCGAAATGTGGTTGATAATGCCACAAGGAAGCCGATTAAGAAAAAGATTTATGTTGGAATCGGTGACGAAAAAACGTATAAGAATTGTTCCTTGAATGATAAAGACTGGGATGGACTTGCAAAAGCGGTCGTACTCCAGGCGGTGGAAGATTACAAGAAAGGTTGCGAAAAGTTAAGTGATGAGTATACTCCGCAGGCCGACAAGTTAAAAATTGAAGCAAGATCATTTGCAGAATCGGCTTATTGTGAAATGTTAACGGATTTAAATGTGATTGATGTTATGAATAAAATTGATCAAATTTATCCGAATCAATGCAAATGTGATGCGATACATGTAAATAATATTTAAAAAGGAGCAAAAATGCCGAGTAGAGAAGAGTTGAAAATGTTGCAATCACTTCCATTGGAAGTTAAGATAAGAAAAACCGAACAAAGGATAAAGGAATGGTATGAGTTTTTTGGCGGTCAAGTATATATATCTTTTAGCGGTGGAAAAGATAGTACTGTATTACTTGATATTGTTAGAAAATTATATCCAGATGTGGAAGCAGTCTTTGTTGATACAGGTCTTGAATATCCAGAGATTAGACAATTTGTAAAATCTTTTGAAAATGTAACATGGCTAAAACCAAAAATGACATTTAAGGAAGTTTGTTTAAAATATGGTTTTCCATTTGTCAGTAAAGAAGTGTCTGAATGTGTTAGTGAAGCATTAAAAGGTATAAAATTAAATAATGGAACTTACCAATACAGAATAAATAAACTACTAGGAGTTGCACTTGATAGTAACGGAGAAAAAAGTCAATATAATAAAGAAAAATGGAAATTTCTTTTAGAATCTCCTTTTGCAATTTCAAATAAATGTTGTAAGGTTATGAAGAAAACACCAACGGATAATTTTGGAAAAGTAAGTGGTAAAAAACCATTTACAGGACAAATGGCAGATGAATCACTTTTAAGAATGTCAACATGGTTGAAGTCTGGATGTAATGCTTTTGATAGTAAAAAACAAACAAGTAATCCGATTTCATTTTGGACAGAACAAGATGTATTACAATATATAAAGCAAAATAATATTCAAATATGTTCAGTCTATGGAGATATTGTTTACACAGATGATGATGGCATGCAATATGATAATGATATATTTAATTGCGGTATGAAATTAAAAACGACAGGATGTAATAGAACAGGGTGTATGTTTTGCGGGTATGGATGCCATTTGGAGAAGCCTGGAGAAGGAAGATTTGAAATGATGAAAGAAACGCATCCGAAACAATATGAATACATTATGAAGTCAGAGGAAGAAGGCGGACTGGGTTATAAGGATAAAATAGATTGGTTAAATGAAAATGGAAGTTTGCATATAAAATATTAATAGTACGCGTTTAGAATTTGACTTACATGCATTTATTCGTGCGAAATTGGTACCAAATCGGAATGAAAACACGTTTAGGCTAGAATTGTTAGGGTAATGAATAAAAATTGAAATTAGAGCCAAATAGAACGATAAAAACAAATTGAATTATTTTTATATAAACTATTGTAAAATGTTTCAAAATGTAGTAAAGTAAGGTTGTAGCTATTGATGAGGTTGAGAAAAAGGAGAAAAAGAAATGGACAAAACAAACCCGAATTATTACAAAAGCGAATGTTCCCTAGAATGTATTGAAGCTATGTTGATTGCGTTTGGATCAGATAAAGTCTATGATTTCTGTATCTGTAATGCGTTCAAGTATATGTGGCGTTACAAGAACAAAAATGGTTTCGAAGATGTTAAAAAGGCCAGGTGGTACGTGGATAAGGCGAAAGAATTAATACCAGAATATTTAGAATGGCAGAATATTGACGAGGTTCTGACAAAAATAGAAAGCGAGGTTTTAGCATGAATGAATTTGTATGCAAGTTAAATTTTACCGAAGAAGAAAAGGAACAATTAAAACGAATGGGATTTTCATTGGCATTAAATCACGAAAGTCACGATATGGCATATATGCGATTCGAAGTCGAACATAACTGTTTTGAATTGATTTTAAATCCAAACTTTGAGCCATCAGGAAGTGTGATCTTAAATTATTCGATTATTGACACATACGAATTTAGCAGGACGCTTTACGAGTTATCAGGAGATTTTGAAGAATGTATCAATATTGGAGTTGTTTATTCGGTGTTATTGCAATTAATGCAGGCTAAGTTGATATGGTTCAATGAAGCATTTGAGGGATAGAAAGGTGGTAAGGTATGATTAAGTTATCAGCGGAACAAATGGAATTTTTAGAGTATATTCAGAGGACAATTCGAGTTGCAGAAAAGATTGATATTGCCAGGATTAGATACGATTTATTAATTCAGGATGTTGGAAAAAGTTACGGATTGAACGAAACCGAAATGAATCAGGTGTTTGACGAAATAGAGAGGATAGATTGATGGAAAAATACGGAATTGTTTTTAAAAACAGAGATTCTGCAACAGTTTATTATGATGGTACTATTGATGATGTTATAGAAGTATTGGTAAATTGCAACATGGTTTCAATGACTGTTTGCGGAATGGAAACATGGAAATGCGGAGAAGATAAAACTACAAAAATGAAACAAATTCTTTTCAAGTGTGAAGAAGTGTCGGCAGTTTATTATGATGAATTCGAGAATGAAGAAGATTAGTCTATTTTAATCAATGTTTGACTACATTGCAAAATTAAGCTATAATTAGTGTGATAGAATACAGAAAGTGTATTTTGTCGCACTTTTTATTTAAAAATGAGGTGTAAAAATGGAAAGTAATGATTTTGATTTTGATTTTAGTTTTGACGACGATGAAAAAAAAGAAGAAAAATCATCTGTTAAGAAAGGAAAAGTTTCTCATAGACTTGGAAAGCGTCATATTTGTAGAAAGGCATCGAGTGAAAAGGTATTGGAAGATATTTTACCATTTCATTTTGACGAAAATGATTGTTATCACGTAATATCACAAGGAGACATAGATAGTTTTTCATTTTGCAAACATCTTGTAAAGGCTGAAAAATTTGACTATTTATTGTTATCGACTTGGTGTGCAGCAGGTGAAGATTTTTTAGAAATTCAATCATGGTTAAGACGTGGGATTTTAAAGAAAGTTGATTTTTATGTTGGAGAGATATTTCAAAAACAATATCCTGACGTATTTAATCTGGCAATGGAAATAAAGCAAGAATTTGGTTCTAGAATCTGCATCTTTAGAAATCATAGTAAGGTAATGGTTTTAACAGGCGATGAAAAATCAGCAGTTATAGAATCTTCTGCAAATATTAATACAAATCCAAGAACAGAACAAACAGTAATTACATTTGATAAGGAATTAGCGGATTTTTATATTGATTTTTACAAAGGAATTAATAATTTTAACAAAAATGGAGACTAAGAAATGAGGTGGAGTTATTGGGCGTTGATAATTTAATTCCATGTAGCGAGAGAAGCAAAGAAGAAGCTAGAGAATTAGGTAGAAAAGGTGGTATTAAATCGGGAGAGAGTAGAAGAAGAAAAAAAACCATGATTGAAATGGTAAAATTGATAGGGGATTCTCAAGTAACGGATAAACAAAAATCAATGATAAAAGGAGTTATTGGAGATAAATTAAAAGACGAAGAATTAACCATGTCAATGTTGGTCGCAATGACTTTATATCAAAAAGCACTTAAAGAAAAAGATATGAAAGCAATTGAAAAGATTTTTGAAATTGACGAAATAAAGATTGAAAATAAGCAAGAATATAACGAATTATCCGTTGACGAATTAAGGGGGTTGCTAGATGGAATTAAACAAGGCAACGATCCAAAAGATTAAGATTGCACTTGCAAGAAAATCATTCTATGACTATTGTAATTTGAAGATACCAAAAGTATATAACAGTTGCGATTATTTAAAAGAAATTTGCGACGAGATGCAGGACTTTTTAACAAATGATTTAGAATTGCTTATTGTTAATGTACCGCCACGACACGCTAAGACACTGACAAAGGATAACTATGTTCCGTGGTGTTACGGACAGAATAAGAATCTTAAATTTATATGCGTATCATATAATCAAAATCTATCAAGAAAATCAAGTAAATATGCACGAAATACAATCATGGAAGAAAAAGCAGAGGAAAATAGGCTTGTTTATTCCGATATATTCCCCGAGGTAAAAGTTGAACGTGGATCGTCAAGCGTTGATATGTGGAAGATTGATGGAGCGTATTCTGAAAACTATCTTGCATCGTCTCCTGGTGGAACTCTTACAGGAATTGGTGCAGACATCATTTTAATTGATGATATTATCAAGAATAGTTACGAAGCTTTTCATGAGGGAATCAAGCAAGACCATTTTGATTTCTTTACAGACACGCTTTTTTCACGTTTAGAGGGATTATCTAAAGTAATGCTAGTTATGACAAGGTGGGCGACGGACGATTTAGCAGGTCGATTAATTAAAATGTATTCAGAGCAAGGCAGAAAGCTAAAAGTTATTACAAAGCGTGCGGAATTGAATGGAACAATGTTGAATCCTAGCATTTTAAATTATGAACGATGGCAACTTGTTAAGCAGACGATCGGCGAACATATCGCAAACGCAAATTACAATCAAGAGCCTGCTGATTTACATGGTCGATTGTATTTCGTGC